TCATAATCGAACACTTTTTGAAAAGTTTTATGAACCGCCAAACCATTCATCATTTTGTGGCATTTTGTGTTAACAATCAAAGTCCTTGGACTCCCGGAGTTCATTCCTCTGTATTTTATGCAGATTTCTCCGTTTGGAAACATATTTAATGATTGAGATGATGTTAATGTTATCTTCATTCTCAGTTCCCATGTGTCAACATAAAAATCGTCATATGTTCGGTATATATCCCATTGTCCTAACATTTCGCTAACTCTAACATATCTTTTTGGGTATTTTAAATTTACAGCTCTCGTTTCTATGAGTTGTAGTTCGGTTAATAATCGACCGTCCCATTTGTTTACATCAGAATAATCATATCCTTTTGCATTCAAAAATTTTGATAGTTTTAAGTGATAGTCATTGTAGAACAGAGACATTCCCGCACCAATCCCATAATCCAACCAATTTATCTGAAAATGTCTGTCTAAATCGAAAAACAAAATATGAGATAATAGGTAGATATATATAGGACCGATTACAAATGATCTGATTTTGCCCTCTGTAATTTTTTCTATTAAACGAATTTCTTCTTTTGGTGAAATTGTCCAGATTAGCGGAATATCATCGTTTGTAATGAAGAGTTTTAACCAAAACACAAACTTCTTGCGAAATTCGTGATCGTCCAAGCATTGACCTTTGTTTCGATATTTTCGAGATAGGAATGCAGTCGCGGACTTGCTTCTTTCGATGAATGGTAGTATTTTGTCTATGCTTAATACTGAAGGAACAAATGGTACTTTGTCTTGCCATAACCTAATAAATTCAAAACAATCAGACAAATCTTTTTGACTAATGTTTGTTTCTATCGGTTCAACATACTTAAAGAAATCCTTATAACAGCTTTCAGCCGTTAAAGGTGTTTTACCATAATTTTTCCTCAGTGCATCTGTATCTACTCCTTCTTCTTTGAGCAATGGTTCTATAATTGTATCTTCAAAATACATATCGTTGAAAACTGCTTTTCTCTTTACAGTGCAAATGTAATTACTCACTTGATTGTCTATGTATCTATTGTAGTGAGTTGATTTTGTGGGGTAATCTAAATTAATGGTCTCGCGGACCCCCGAGGGCATTACTTTACGTAGCCCGTCCACGAGATCAAGGGCCTCTAGTTTAAAGTAAACCCGGCATTTCTGCCAGACTTACCCGCCTCTCCCCAATAATGAATGG